CATTAAGTTCTGGTAGTGTTACCAAAATATTAGTTCGAAACTAATTGACTTTTTCATTATTTTAAATTATAATACAAGCATGAATATTGTGCTTGACGTTTTACAAACTTATCTCCCAGCCAAAAGAAAACAAACACCTAGCGGTTGGTTGGCTTTTAATGCTCCATGTTGTGAGCATAATGGTACAACACCAGACACAAGACAAAGAGGCGGGCTGATAGCAAAAGCAGATGAAAGTGTTAGTTTTCATTGTTTCAATTGTGGATTCAAAACAAGTTGGAGATTAGGTCGAAACTTATCTTATAAGATGAAAAAATTTATGAGATGGTTAAATGTTCCTGATGACGTCATAACAAAACTAGCATTACAAGTTTTACAACACAAAACAGACGACAGTGGTTTTAAATCTATTGTTACATTGCCAAAATTTGTAATGAAACAGTTGCCACCTAAAGCAAAGCCAATACATGAATGGGCAACATATAAAGATTTAGAACCGAGTGGAGTTGATAAAGATTTATTTTCTGTAATGGAATACATTGCTAAAAGAAAATTAACACTGGATGATTATGATTTTTATTGGAGTCCTGAAGCAGGTTACAGAGATAGATTAATAATTCCATTCACATATCAATCTAAAGTTGTTGGCTACACAGCCAGAAAAGTTGTTGAAAGCAAAGTAAAATATTTGTCAGAGCAACAACCAGGATATGTTTTTAACACAGATGCTCAAGATGATGACAGAAAATATATCGTGGCTGTAGAAGGTCCTATTGATGCTATTGCTATAGATGGTGTAGCACTATTAGGAAGTGAAGTCAAAGAACAACAAACAGCATTGGTAAACAGTCTAGGTAAACACGTAATTGTAGTTCCTGACAGAGACGAAGCAGGACAAAAATTAGTTTATGATGCTATGGAATCGGGTTGGTCAGTAAGTATGCCTGAATGGAGTCAAGATATTGGAGATGTTAACGATGCTGTGTGTAAATATGGTAGACTTCATACATTGTACACAATAATAAAGAATGCTGAAGATTCACAACTAAAAACTAAACTGAGGATGAAAAAATGGTTCGCATAAAGAATTTTTTAAAAAAAGCGATCTCAATTTTGTTTTTTCCTATCACTAAACTTGTAAACTACATCAAGTACAAGAAGAAGATTAGAGAACTACAAAAGAGAGACCCGTTTATATACAAGTAGGAGAAATATGATCGTTTGGGGAGTAACAGGAAATAATCACGATGCCAGTTTGGCTGTAATGGAATGGCGAGTACAAGGTCTAACTGACCATTACCATTTAAAATTAAAATGGGCAGGAATGTCAAAAGACTTTAGTGGTATACCGGGAGACCCAACACTGTGTCCTAAACTAATGGCAGAAGTAAGAGCAAATCCTAAATGGGCCTACCCTGCGAAAATATATTTTTATGAAAAGCCTTTAAAGAAAACTATGAGACAACTGATTGCAGGACAAGGTTGGAAATGGAAAGAAAATAATATTAAAAAGTTTTTAGCAAAATCAGGAATACACAATGTACCGATTGAGTATATAAATCATCACGAAAGTCATGCGGCTTATGGATATTATACTTCTCCATATAGAGATGCCGCAGTTGTTGTACTAGACAGTATAGGAGAGTTTGAAACATTTACAATATGGCATGGACATGGCAACAAATTAGAAAAGAAATACACTCAAAACTATCCGCACAGTATAGGTTTGTTTTATTCAGCAATGACTCAAAGAGTTGGTTTGAAAGCAAACGCAGAAGAACATAAGTTTGAACAACTTGCTAAAAAAGGTAACTGGAGAAAGTATTACAGAATGTTTATGGAAGAAATTATAGATACTAGAATGCCTTTTAAAACAAGAATTAATTTACACAGAGGTTGTAATTGGTGGAGACCAGAATTAAACACAGAACAAGATATGGCAGACATCGCCGCAACCACACAACACATTTTTGAACAAGTATTAATGTGTGCTAGTTCGTGGATACAAATGAATATCAAAACATCAAATATTATTTTGGTAGGTGGTTGTGCTTTAAACAAAACAGCAGTAACTAAATTGGAATCAGTTTGGGACGATATATGGGTTCCGAAAAATCCAGGTGATCCTGGCAGTTGTATAGGTGCTGTGCTTGCCAAATATCATAAGCACATTGACAATTCAAACGAAATGTGGTATAATAAGGACAATGGTGAAGCAAAATAAAGATTATGGATATGAGATACAGAAACTGTATCTCGAAATGATGTTAAATGACGCAGAAACGTTTGTGCGTTGCCAATCTATATTTGATCATTCATTGTTTGATAGAAAACTTCAAGAGACAGCAGACTTTGTTAACAAGTATGTGGCAGAATATAATTCACTGCCAACATATGATATTGTAAACAAATCTTGTAACGTTAATTTAAAACAAGCAGAAAATTTAACAGAAGAACATTTTACTTGGTTGTTAGATGATTTTGAAACTTTTGTAAGACATAAAAGTTTAGAAAGAGCAATATTAAAATCTGCTGATATGTTAGAAAAAGGTGAATATGGTCCAGTAGAAGAATTGGTCAAGAAGGCTGTACAAATAGGACTACACAAAGACATAGGTACAGATTACTTTGATGATCCTAAAGCAAGACTTATGGGACTGAAAAATCAAAATGGACAAGTCAGCACAGGCTGGACAACACTGGATAAAAAATTATTTGGTGGCTTTAACAAAGGTGAGTTGAATATATTTGCTGGTGGATCTGGTGCTGGTAAAAGTTTATTCCTTGCTAACTTGGGTTGTAATTGGGTATTAAATGGATTGAATGTTGCTTATGTAACATTTGAATTAAGCGAACCACTTGTAAGTATGAGACTAGATTCAATGCTAACAGATGTGCCTGCTAGAGAAATTTTCAAAGATTTAGATGGTGTAGAAATGAAAGTTAAACTGCTTGGTAAAAAAGCAGGTAAGTTTCAAATCAAATACATGGCAAGTGGTAAAAACACAAACGACTTAAGAAGTTATATCAAAGAATATGAAATAAAAACAGGCACAAAACTAGATGTGATACTTGTAGACTATTTGGATCTTATGATGCCTATCAGCAGAAAAGTATCGCCAAGTGATTTATTTGTTAAAGACAAATTTGTATCTGAAGAATTAAGAAATTTATCTATGGAATTAAATGTGATCTTTGTTACAGCATCGCAGTTGAACAGAGGTGCTGTTGAAGAAATAGAATTTGATCATTCGCATATATCGGGCGGATTGAGTAAAATACAAACTGCTGACAATGTGTTTGGTATATTCACATCAAGAGCAATGAGAGAACGTGGTAGATATCAAATACAACTTATGAAAACAAGATCATCTAGCGGAGTTGGTCAAAAGATTGATTTAGAATTTGATGTAGACAGTTTGAGAATAAGAGATCTTGCTGAAGATTCTGAATATCAAGAGTTTGATAAACGTAAGAGTACAATATATAATTCACTGAAAAAGACATCAACAGTAACTGAAAACGATGCCGAAGAACCAAAAGAACTTAAAGCACCAGACCCAACAAAAGGCGACACTGTTGGTCGTATCGAAACAGGTAACACTGATCAAACAAAGTTGAGGGACTTTTTAAAGAACCTTGATGGCGATGAATAAACAATACAAAAGAATAGTAATTCCAAAAGGTTTAGATTTAGGAACCAGCCGACGTACTTGTAATCAGTTGGCAAACACTATTAGTGGTAGGTCAGGATTGAATATTTTTTCCGATGTAGAATCAATTGAACAAGGTGACTTGGTAGTATTAGGTGGTGTTGGTGGACATGATGGGTTTGAAAAATATCACGAAACATTTCAAAAGCAAAATATAGATTATCTAAATGTCGAAAAAGGTTATTGTAATTGGTGGAAGCCCGTTTACTGGAGAGTAGCATTCAACGAAAATCAAATCACAGATATCAAAGGTGAATGGACAAATGAACGTTTTGTAAAATTTAATATGACTATTAAGCCTTGGCAAATAGGCGATCAAGTGTACATTGTGGCTCCCAGTCAAAATGGGTTGGATGTGTATGGTATAAAACAAAATGTAGATGAATGGATTGAATCTACTACACAAGAAATTAAAAAACACACAAACAGACCAATCAAAGTGAGAAAGAAACTGCCAAGAAAGCAAGAGGTTCAAGAGGATTCTGTGATTCATTAGAAAATATATACTGTGTGGTCAGTTTACACACTATGGCGATGACCGAAGCATTGCGAGAAGGATGTCCTGTAATCAGTCTTGTTCCAGGCTGTCTGAAAGATTACAGTGTAAACTCAATTGATAAGATTAATAATTTGTACTACCCTGATAATAGACAGTATCTATTCAACTGTTTAACTAATGTACAATTCAATTCTGGAGAGTTGATTAGTGGCGTTGCGTGGGACACTATTAGCAAATACTACGGAATCAATATTACCAAAATTTAATCACCACACAATCAGATATAATAAATATTGTTTTAGGCAGAAAGGCAATAATGACTGATTTAGAAAATATACAAAGGCTCACTGAACGTTTTAAAAGGCAAATGCCCAATAGTGAAGTGTACCAACAAAGACTCGCAGAAGAATTTGAACTAATTCTTAAACAAAGATTCACAGAATACTTCTTAAAAATTTGTGACATCATAGACATCACATCAGATTTAAAACACATGACAAGAGGTTCGGCAGGGTCCAGTCTTGTATGCTACTTGTTAGGAATAACTGATGTAGATCCAGTTAAATGGAATATACCTGTAGCACGTTTTATGAATCCACTACGTGATGATTTACCTGATGTTGACATAGACTTTGAACATCACAAACAAGCAGAAGTTATGAATCGCATTTTCAAAAAGTGGCCCGGCAAGACAGCAAGAATATCTAACTATGTCAAGTATCAACCCAAGTCAGCAAAACGTGAAGCGGCAAAGCGTTTGGGTGCCAAAGGTAAACTGCCACGCAAATTTAAATATGAAGATTATGATATCGATCCTGTTGAAGCAAAACGCATAGAACAAAAACTGTTAGGCAAAAAAAGATGTATATCTAAACACTGTGGCGGAATTATAATGTTCGATAGACAATTACCTAAAAGTTTAATTTCTGCTGATAATCAAATACTGTTAGACAAATATGAAGTAGAAGATTTAGAACATCTAAAAGTTGACATACTTGCCAACAGAGGTTTAAGTCAGTTGCTAGAAATAGAACCTGATATGAACTTGACAGATTATCCTATGGAAGATGAAGCAACATCAAACTTATTAAGCAGAGGAGATGTGTTAGGAGTAACACAAGGCGAGTCTCCAGCCATGCGTAGATTGTTTAGAGCAATACAACCTAAAAGTGTATATGATTGTGTGTTCGCAACAGCAATGATACGACCGGTAGCAATGACAGGTAGACAAAAAGCATCCATGTTCAATGACTGGACCAAAGAAGGTGTACAAGATTCTATTGTGTTTGAAGATGATGC